AAAGTAGATGTCTAAAAGAAATCCATTTGATTTTGTCAAGTCGGTCTCCTATGATAAAAAAGATATCATGGTCGATGCTGTTGAAGAGAATGCATATGCACCATTCCTAATTAACAAATCATTATCCTACCACCAAGATTCCCTTTTCATGACTAATGAGATGAATAATCGAAGCCACCTCGATAATCGTCTCCAATATGTCTTTTTACTAAATACCCTTAGAAAAAGACAAAGGTTTTCCAAATGGGAAAAACCATATCTTAGTAAAAAATTAGAAACGATTAAATCCTATTATAAGATATCAACACTTAAAGCAAAAGAATATATGGAAGTGTTATCAGATAAACAGGTTCGTGAATTGAAAAACAGAATGAAAACTGGTGGACATGACAATGAATGAAAATGAAGACCTTATTAAGGATTTGGTTGAGATAACCTTCCCCGAAAAAGACGACTTTTTAAAAATTAGAGAAACCCTATCTAGGATAGGTGTTGCATCGCGTAAAGAGAAAGAACTCTTCCAATCGTGCCATATACTGCACAAACGTGGTAAATACTACATTACTCACTTCAAAGAACTATTCAAATTAGATGGTAAACCATCAAGTTTGGAAGAAGGTGACATTGGTAGAAGAAACACTATAGTAACCTTACTTGCACAATGGAAATTAGTTTCCGTAGTCAACCCCAATCAAATTAAGGAGCCTACTGCTCCACTATCACAAATTAAAATCATTCCCTTCAAAGAGAAAATAGAGTGGAAATTAACCACTAAATACTCCATCGGGGGAACGAAGGAATCATAAATACTTCTAGTTAACTAAAACAGGAGAAATTTATGTTAGAATTTATTCAGTGGGTTATAGGATGGGTACAAGTGATTCCTTGGTTAGTAATGGGTGCATCTTTGATTGCAGCTCTTACTCCAACACCAGTCGATGATGGATTGGTGAAACAGGTCTACAAATTGTTGGATTGGGTTGCCTTAAATATTGGTAAAGCAAAACAATAAATAGTAGTAATTAGTAATAATAACGAGGTATATTATGGAATATATTATAGGATTGATTGTCCTTGCAGCTTTAGGTTTTCACTTCTTCGGTTCGAAGAATGAGACTACAGTAGCTAAACCAGTGTCAAAATCTACCCCTAAGAAGGTAACTCCACAACCGAAGACTCCTTCAGTTGCAGAATTAAAGAAATTGACCAAGGTTCAACTACTAGAACTTGCAGATAAAAACAACATTACAGTTAAAAGAAGTGGTTCTAAAGCTGAAGTTGTTAAGACAATCTCACAATCTAAATAATTAAACAGTACTCAGTATTGTATAAAGAGTGTTTCGGCACTCTTTTTTTTAGCCCGTTGCTTAGTGGATTTGCATAAATAAACGTATGGAAGAGATATTTGGTCTAATAGGTGAAGTCGGAGCCCCAATTGCAGGGTCAATCGTTATGGGATTTTTTATCTTCATAGTCATTAAGCAGATACTTGAGGGTGTTGTTGACAGTATTGGTACACTAACCATGTTCTGTAAATCACTTGAGAATCGTGCTAGAACGATGTCGAACGAGATGATTAAGATTGACTTACTAGTGTCAAGTGCATTAGAACTCAGACCCGACATCGATAGGATTGCAAGAGCCGAGAACTTCATCGAAGACGATAAACTCGATGTAAGAAGGGATTAATGGATATTGCAGCTCTAATATCCGAATACGGATTTCCAATAGTCATGTCAGTCGGACTTGGCTACTTCATATATTACATATGGTGGTTTGTGGGTGAGAAACTAGAACCCCAAATTGAGAAGATGCATTTTGCACTAATAAAAGTAATAGACCAAACAAGAATGTTAGACCAAGATTTAATTCGTTTACAACAAAAAGTAAACGTAGTTCTCGAAATGAAGGAGAACTTAAAAAAAAGAGAGAATGAAAGAAATGCAAAAGATAACAACAGTAATAATTAGTGTTTGTTTTGCACTTAGTGTAAGTGCAGATGAAATCACATTCAAATTTAAGAGTCCTGCTTTTAGTGGGATAGGACAATCTGCACATTACTTGACAGTAGAGAATCAAGAGAAGTCAAGACGTGATAAGATTAGTCAAGACATAGAAGACAAGATTAAACAAGCAGAGAGAGAAGCAGAGAATACAACGCTTGCAAAATTCCTCAGAAATGTGGAAAGTAGAATTTATGCTCAGATAGCAAAACAGTTAGTAGAGAATATGTTCTCTAATGGAACTGCATCCGATTACGGAACATTTGCAATCGAAGGTAATACAGTTACTTATGAGAGAATGGTTGGAGAGGATGGAGTAGACTTCATTCGTTTAACAATCGTTTCCAGTGACGGTACAACAACAACTTTAGATATACCGATAGGTACAGGAAGTTTCTAAATGAGGAATTGGGTAATAGTCGGACTTATCGTCTTGCTCACCAGTGGGTGTGCGGCCATTCCGTCTATGACCGACAGTTGTGAATCTATTGTTATGTCAAAAGTAGGTGAATGTGTTGAGAAAGCAGAGGTCGTAAAGATACCGACCTATGAAGAACTTGCAAATCTACCACCAGCAAAAGACATGCCAGTGGTTGCAGTATATGCTTTCATGGACAAGACAGGACAACGTAAGAGTAAAGATGGAATTGCATCTTTCTCCACTGCAGTAACACAAGGTGCAGAATCATTTCTGATTGATGCACTTAAGACTGCAGCGAATGGTAAATGGTTTAGAGTAGTAGAGAGAACAAGTTTGGATGCACTCGTAAGAGAGAGACAGATTATTCGTTCTACTAGAGAAGATTTTGCAAATCAGAAAGGTAATGAAGACGCCCCAACGGGTATTCAACCTCTCTTATTTGCAGGCATCCTCTTAGAGGGTGGGATTATTGGTTATGACAGTAACATTGAAAGTGGCGGTAGAGGTGCAAGATATCTAGGAATAGGTACTTCTGTTTCTTACCGAAGAGATGTTATCACCGTCTCGTTGAGAGGAATCTCAACTTTAACAGGTGAAATATTATTGAATGTACAGACAACTAAAACAGTTCTCAGTACAGGCGGTGGATACGATGTGTTCAAATTTGTGGACATGGATACGAAACTGGTGGAGATGGAAGACGGTAAGGCAGAGAATGAAGGAGTTACGAAAGCAACTCGTTCTGCAATTGAACTTGCAGTCTTAGAAATGATATACCAAGGACACGATAGAGGTTTTTGGGTAATTACAGATGGACATCGTCACCCTCATGGACAACATGGAAGGAACGAAGGTCATCTAAACGGAGAAGAACATGACGAAGAATAAATTATTACTCATTATGTTAACATTAGGAGTGACCAGTACTTATATGTTTGCAGCTGCAGACGATAATGAAATTTGGTTACAACAAAGTGGTACTGCATTAACATTGAACATAACTCAAAAAGGTTATGGAAACAAAGTTGGTGGAGATGACTTTAGTGGTTCATCAATCGATATGATATTGACTGGTGCTACTAATAGTTTGACATTACTACAATATGGTGATGCCAATAAACTATACGGCCCTTTCATCGCAGATTTGTCTACAGTAAATTTATCTTTTACTGGAAACTCAAATGTAATGGATTGGAATGTTGGTTATCAAGGAAGTGCAGATAGTTTAAATATGTTGGGTGTCATCACTGGTGACTCAAACACATTTGATATAGACATCGGTTACGATGCATCTGCTGAATACTTAAACTGGGACTTGTCATTGACTGGTTCAAGTAACGTATTCACTACTAAAATTGATTCCGACAATGCTAAATGGGACTGGACTGTAACAGGTTCGTCAAATGACATCAATACACTTATGGCAGATGCAACAGATAATTCATTAACTGCAGTTCTAACTGGTTCTTCAAATGATATCGACATCATTCAGAAGAGTGGTTCAGACACAGGTTGTCCAAGTGGGTCATCTTGTAGTGGAATTATTGATGTATCCTTTGTGACTTCTAATGCAAATATTGACATCGTTCAACAAGACGATAACGATTAGTTTTTTACTTATTGGTTCACTTTCGGGTGAACCCATAGGTACGATTTCAGAACAAAAAGGTTTTGCTGGACTGCAACGTGACGGAGAAACGTCTGTTATTTCTGCATCCGAATTTCCTGAAGTGTTGA